GCTTCGTTCTTACCAAAACCTAAATACTTCCACGATAAACTATTAAGATCGTATCTAAATCTATTCTCATCAGTCACAGCTGCAGCTATCATTGTGTCAACAATCATACCATTAATAGTTAAACCCATAGCTTTGATCCAACATACATCATACATTGCATTGTGAAATATTTTGTAAGCATCTGTAGCACAAACTTTTTTAAACCATTCTAATACTGTTCTTCTGTCAATGTTACCGCCACCTTCATGAGCTATTGGATAGTATCCTTTCCATCCTTCTGTGGCTACAGCTATACCAACAATCTCCCCGTGTCCTTGTATGGCCCCAGAACCTTTTGATTTTAAATCAGGATCTTTTGTTTCTAAGTCAATTGCAATATACTTTGCGTCAGATAAATCTGGAAAGTTTTCAGGGCAATCCCACTCAGTTTGAACTGTAAACATTATTTCTTTTTTGTATCTTTTAACTTTAGTATTTCTAATTCACAATAATGAATTATTTTCTCTAGATCTTCTATCTTATTTTTAGATAAATATCTACATACATATTTCACAACACATCCTTGAAAGAATGAAAGATTATTTTTTGAAATAAACTCGTACGGCTGAATGTGAAAACTCTTGTAGTGACTTCCGCCAACCTGCCTTGATTGTGGAAATGCTTTTTGTAGTCCATCTGGATCTGTCATATTACTGGTGCTCCTATGTTATATTGATATTCATAACCTTGATTAGTTATAAATAGTTTTTGTTTTGCTCTTGTTGTACCTACGTAGAATGTACGATGCTCTGGATCCGCGTCTCTCTTTGCTGAGTCATAGATAATTCTCTCTATGTCTGTAAACAAAACAACGTTGTCTGCTTCATCACCTTTCACTCTGTGTATTGTAGATAATTTTATTCTTGCAGGTTTCATTAAATCATCACCTGACTCTAATAATTTTTTAATATATAGTTTACTGTCTTCTGGAAAGTTTAGTGTTTCCCAGCCCCCCGTCGCTCGCAACCCGTGTTCAGCTCGTAGTCCCTCTAAGTTAACAGAGGTGATGTTTTGTAGTGTCTTGCCTCCAGCATATCCTCTTTCTAAGTGTCCATCCTTTACCGTAAGAAAATCCCACAGATCTTTTACATCGTCCTTACTTACATAGGCTCCATCGTTTAAACGTTTCCACACCTTGTACGCACTTAACATTTTGTTAGGTAATAATTCTTGAGACTTGGCTTCAAATCGATAATTCATTCTGTATAAATGATCACGTAAACTTTCTAACATTTTATTCGTACGAGTCAATACAAGCCAGCTGCCTTTAGAAAAATCTATGTCTTCAAACTGTATGTTATGATGTACTTCACCCTCTTCATCTCTAGGTAACCATTCTTTTTCCATACGCTCTGACATGTGTGGTAATATAGAACTAGCTATTCTATGCACTGCTCTTGGAATTCTACGTGATTGTGTTTGAGAATCAAAGGTACCTTTTAAATTAATAAATATTTTTGGGTCTGCACCTTGAAAAGTATAGATCGTTTGATCATCATCCCCTGCAATATATGAACGAGCACACTTACTCTCTATGTAAAAGAACATGTCCCATTGCAGAGGACTCAGATCTTGGGCTTCATCGAGGAAAACACAGTGTAGTGGTGGACACTTATCTCCCTCGACAAACTTGGAAATCATATCAGCATATTCAAACATACCTGTATCTTCTTTGTATGTATCTAGATCTGTCTTGATTTGCTGAGTTAAAAAAATATCGATTGAGTGATGTAAATCTAATTGTACTGCTGCTTCTTCTAGAGATATCTTTTTATTTCTAGCATATTCCATAACCTTCATATGCGGATTAACATACTGTACATATCCGTTGTGATCTATTGCAGACTCAAAAGATAAGTCGCTGCATATTCTTGAAAAGTTTTTAAATCCTTTCCATTTGTTACCTTTTAATAAACTTGTTTTAGTATTTAAATCACACTCTTTTCTGCCCATGGCATGCATTGTGCTTACATAAACATCATCGTTTTTTATTCTCTCTTTAGCTACATCTACTGCAGCGTTACCAAAGGCTATGTATACTATCTTTTTAGGATCTGTTTTCTTCAGCTCTTCATCAAGATAATGCATGAGTCTATGTGTTTTACCTGTGCCTGGAGGACCAGGAATAATTGTTCTATGCAAAAGGTGCCTCCTTAATTCTTTCTTTTCTTACATGGGGCCTGTCTAAATTAATTGTTTTCAACGCCATGTATCTAACACTTTTATTATTTATTTTACCTGGTATCTCTTCTGCATTAAACAAAGTCTCTAACATTCTAGCTGTTTTCTGTTTTGAATATTGTTTATCTGGCCAAAGTTTTGTTCTAACCAAATACTTCCAGAAGTCTTTAAATTTAAAATAACTTATACCTTCTTCTGTGTATGACAGCCCACGTAATATATCTTTCCAATCTTTACCTGGTATCTTGTTAATATAGTCTGCTAGTAATTCTTTTAGCTGCACATCTATCTTCGTAGACTCTGGTGCTTCTAAAGGTATGGTGTCTTTTAATAATTTGTTGATTACTTTTCTCCATACTAATTTAGCAATAGGTGGCATCGCTTGATTTATCTGTTCTAAACATTTTAAAGAAAATCTATCTGGCTCATGTAAGTCTTGTGATTCTACTTCTACTTGTTCATCACCTACGGTTACATAATACAAAGGTGGATCAGAGTCATACTTTTGTATCTCTTTTATTTCTACTTCGGGTATCCCATCCCCTACACCAAATTCTTGCATCACACATTTCTTAGAATTGCAAAACGATGCAATAGGTTCATCCTTACACTTGTAATTATATTCTTTGCCGTCAATAGATTTAATTAATGTATCTATTTCTTTTTTATCTAATGGAGGTTTACAATACGCATCATTGTATTTAAATATTTCTATCTGCCATTTATCAGGGAATCTTTTCTTTGTGTAAACACCAAAGTTATACATGGCGTTGTTTCTTTGACCGTTAGGTATTCCCTGTTTTGCGATCGTAACCAAACATGGTGGCGCACCTTTGAGTAGATTGTCAAGAACTTTTTCTTCTTTTATGGTTAATTTTGATAATTGATCTTCTGATAGTTTTACTTTATTATGCGCTTCAAAAAATTCATTTATAGTCATTGCTGACCCATCATCTTTTACAGCGTATCTCATTGTTTGTTTTGCATTGTGATAAGGTAGATTTAAAAAACTACCTGTGCCACCTTTTTGCATGTCAACTTTATTTTGTTTTGGAAATATTTCTGCATTGGCATAGCCTAGTTTAGCTGCCATCTCTTTTAATTTACTTCTAAATAATACTGCAGGTGCGTAATTATCAGAAAATAAGAAGACGTGTGCACCGCCAGATTTGGACCTAAATACAATTAAAGGGAAGTTATGTTTACGTATTTTTACAATTAATTCTTTATGATCAAAGCCATTATACACATCAATGTCTATACAGGCCCACTTACATTTATTAGATTCGTTTATTGGTATAATACCAAGAGCAGGTTCTTTACCATCCAAATGTTCTTGAAACATTTGTTTGTTAGGAGTTTTTTTAATTATAAAAGATTTAGTTTTGTGTTTACCTCTCTCATCAAACTCATCTGTTTTTCTAGTTTGACCGTAGGCGCTATACGAGCCCGCAAATATATCTATGAATTTATCTAATTCTATCATCACCACTACAAGTATTGGGGGCTTTCGCCCCCAAAAGCATTATGCTTTGTTTCTGATGCCTTCGTAGAACTTTTTAGCTCGTTCATACATCTTAGCATCTTCTAACATCCCAACTTTTTCTACGTTGTAGCCATACCATTGATTACCTTTACCTGTATTTAATACAGAAGATAATTTATATATGTGGCTAAACGATGGTGGTGTGAATGGTCCATCTTTTCCATCTAAACTAATAGACTTCATCATGGAGTTCCATTTTCTGCTAATCTTACCTTGAGACGAACTCATAGATATCATTGCAGTTTCAGAACCTTTATCACCCACAATAATTACAAAGTGTTGACCAACAGTTAAGATATAATTACCATTCTGTAATCTATCTTTGTTGTCAGCTCCTTTTGTAGTTTTTTCTAGAATATCTGAAGAATCCGGATAGATCATTTCAGGTCTACCTGAACCTGTTCCATAATCTGCCCATTCTTGAAACTCTAGTTTATAATGACATGGAATAACTTGTATTCCTTTATCACCATCATATAACTGTTTCGTAACAGTGTTTAAGAACATACCAGGTTCTGCACCTTCTACGTAATTTTGATTACG